AATTAGAAACTATTGCTTTTACTGCTTTAGTATTAAGCAAGATAGATAAATATAGGCCAAAAAAGAAAAATAATAAGAAGAATGAATATCATTGTAATAACTTACAAGAGATGTTTATAAACTCAAAGGTTAGAAGTGATAAAGAGCAGAGAGAAGATTATATAAGAAGATTATCAGAGACAGAATTATTTGATTTAACTGTATTTGCAACATTAAAAATTAATTTTGTAGATGAATCAGAAGAACCTGAATTAAGAATTTGTAAATATGAGAATTTTGTTTTAGAGTATTTAAGTTATAAAGGTGAAAATGTTGAAGATTGTATAGTATGTTGTACTCCTTTCTTGCCGACAAATAATTTTCAGCGATATTGTAAAATATGTGCAAAAGATATTGAGAAAGAAAATCATAAAGATAGAAATCGTGAACATATGCGAAAAAAACGTTCTGTGGACGAAGGAGAAAACCCTGCAAATGCAAGTGAGGCAAGCGTTTTAAGTATCCAATGCGAATCCGTATATATGAATATAATAGAAACGCAAACACAGTAATGGTTTGAGCAATAATTTATCTATTATATTTATAATTTATAAGGTGTGGTCGATCACTTTGTAAATTATTGCAGAAATAAAAATAAATAACTCCAAAGGAGTCCTTATAACACTTGGAAAGAATAAGTCGCGATGAAATGTACTATCTCATAGAAAAGGGAGTTTTAACTCAAATAAAGAATGGTGGATATAAAGAATATTCAGGTGATAAAAAATTAGTTGTCACAGGAAAATTCGGAAGTGGCAGAGGAAAACAAAGATATGCCCCACCAACATTGCTTTATAAACTAGCAAATTTAAAATCTAAAGAATTAGTAGATATGGATAAAGTTAAAGATAACCAAAAGTATTTGTTTAGTGACAATAGTAGTAACAGTGAATGTGTCTTATGACACTAATTATAAAATAATAAGGACAGGTGGTATCAAATAATATTGCAGAAAAAGTGTTCTAGTGACACCAATTGCCTGATGCAATATTCAAAAGAAATATTTGAACAATTTGATAAAATATATATTGTGGGATATGTGCTTCGGGAATTAGAGAGAAATAAACATAGTCAAAATGAAGAAAAGAAATATCTTTCTAGAAGAGCATGTAGAGATATTGAAGCAAATAGGGATAAAGTAATTTATTTTGTTAGTGAAAATGAATATGACATGCCTGAATGCTTTGATAAAGATATAGTCGATAATAGAATTATATCAAATATTAGGGAATTATGTGCAAAAGATAATGAAATAATTGCATTAAGTAATGATATTCTATTTAAATTTACTTGTGAATCTATTGATATTATTTGTGAAAAATTTGGTAATAAAAGTGAAAATAATTTAGAAAGATACAATGGAATTAGAGAAGTATTTTTAACTGAAAGAGATTATGTAAGAGTAAGAGATAGTGAAATAAATCAATTAGATTGCTTTCCTAATGAATATATTATTATCAATAATACAACAAAAGATGAGCAATATTTGTATATGTGGAATGAACAATATCTTGAGGAAGTTAAGGTAAAACCAATAACTAACAAATATCTTAGCACAAAGGATGCAGTTGTTCATTATGATCTTTATCAAAAAGCTTTTATACATATGCTTCAGAACGAAAATGTAAAAATTATGATTACTGACAGTATTTACGGAGCTGGGAAATCTTACATTATGTTACATTGGGCATTACAACAATTAGGAAGCAATAATAATGGTAGATATAGTAAAATGTATTTTGTGAAAAGTGATTCACCACCTGATAATAGAAAACCATATCCTGCAATCCCAGGAGGTATACTAGAAAAAAGTGAAGGAATTCTTGGAGTTTTATGTGACACTACATCTGAAGATAGTATTAGTGAATTTATGAATAGAAATAGCAAAATTGAAGTTTTACCAATTCAATTTGCAAAATCTCGTAGTTTACGTAATTCAATTCTATTTATTACAGAAGCGCAAGACTTTACTCCTTCAGAGATGGAAAGATTACTTTCTAGGATTGGAGAGGATACTGTTGTTTTATTAGATGGGTCTACAAGGCAGATTGATAATAGATATTGCAAACACAGAAATGGATTAACCGTTGCTAGTGAAAACTTTAAGGATAAATCAATATCCGCACAGGTAAATATGATAGAAGATTTCAGAAGTGAAATTAGTAAAATGGTTAGTGAAATGGATTGGCATGATTAACTCCCTCAGTCTGTATTACTGTACGGAGTCATAAGGTATAGAGTGTTTTTTCTATCACCTTTTTAAATTAATTCAAGGAGGGCAGTCATTATATTAATGGATTTTGGTTAGGTAGAAAAGTCAAATCATTGAAGAGAGGTCTTTGTATTTAATAAAAAAGTACAATGCACCAATATTAACGACATAATCTAAAACTCACAAGGTTTTATATTAAAAATTAAAATAAATTTCTCATAATAAATTATAACAAAAATAAAAATTTAAAATAAAAGGGGATATATTAAAAAATATGAATAAAAATGAATTAATTTCCGCAATTTCTGAGGCAACAAATCAATCCAAGAAGGACACAGAGGCATTTCTAACAGCATTCACATCCACTGTCATTGCAGAAGTTGCAAAAGGTTCTAAGGTACAGCTCGTAGGTTTCGGAAACTGGGAGAAACAAGCTACCAAAGGTAAAGAGGGTACTATTCAATTTGGAGAACGTAAAGGACAAAAATGGACTTCTGAGGACTCTTATCGCGTTAGTTTCAGTGCAGGAAAATTGTTTAAAGAAGCTGTAAAAGCGTAATTAATTATTAAACATTTAATCTTGTGTCGCACAGTAAGTCCTTATATTTAATAGATATCGTTAGATATAAGGCAAAGCGATACATTACAATATTGAGCGTAAGGCAAATTCTTTAATACAAATGATATATTCATAATGTAAAATAAAATTAAAAGGTGGAATTTATTAATATATGGCAAATTTAAATAATCAATATTGTGAATCCTGTGTAAAAGCGAGCGTCTGTGAATGGTCCCAAAAACTATATAAATTAGAGGGGACGGAACGTAAACCAGGAATTTTAGATATTACAATTAATGGTTGTGATCAGTATTTGTCTTTAGATGGTGAAACTGAAGAAGATTGATAACTATTTTAATTAAAAAAGTTTTATTTCATTATCAACGAATAAATATTACAGAGTAAGATATAAAGTAATCTCTTTATTGTCTACCGTCTAACAAGTAAAACACCTACAAACCCTTAGAGAGAATGGATAAAGTTATCATCATAATTATTCTCCATTCTCTCACAACTCTATTATATTCTCATAAGAGATTCAGTTTCCAATTATATTAATCATAATATAATATAATATGGCATTGTGTCTACTGCTTAATATCGTAGCTTGAAGAAATGGTGTGACATCATTAACTTTAGGATTGGAGTTAAGTATCTTGATAACGATTATAGTATTGTGATTAATAAATAGTAATCTTTGGCAGTCTCAATTTAATTTTATTTTGAGAAGAGTAAGTCCAAAATGGCTTTATTGCCGATTAGATTCCCCCTCATCACTCATTGTTTGTTCTCTATGCGTTAATCACAGTTTATTTAAACTTTAGTGATAGAGACAAATGGCATACTGCAATGAGACTGATGAAATATGAGTATGCCAAATTACAAATAAGGTGAGTTTATAGGGGTGGACTCACCTTCATATTTAAAATATTAGAGGTGAGATAAAAATGGATGTAATACTAAGCGAAATTCTAAATGAACTCAAACAAATAAAAGAATTACTAGCCCCACATGACTGTAGTGCTAGTAACGATTCTAAGACATACAAACTTACTCCCTATGAAAAGGAATAACAAAGAAGAAAATACAAATTGAAAGAAGGAAATAATAAATATGTCTAATTCACAAAACATTAATTCGACAACTTCACTAAAAGAGTCCTTTAGGATTCTAAATGTATTAGACCAACACACATCTTCCCTCCTGTCTTATATTTCCAACAAATCAAATTCATTAAAAGTAGAGGAAATACACTTAAAGTCAAAAGTAACAGAAAATCAAGATGAAACAATTGATCAAACTACAGAGCGTCAATATAATTGTTCTGTAACTGATATTTCTCATTTAATTTTTCAACTTATTAGTCAAAAACTAACCCTATCTCTAGCTATAGAAAATGCGAAGAAAAATTTATTACTTGATTGGAAGGAAAATGGAGAGCATTTAACATTAGATACAGGTATATTGTTTGCGAAAAAGAGCAGAGAATTGTCTAATAGTCTTAAATATTTACTTGATTTAAAACCATCTGAAGCAAAGTCAACTGGTTCGGACTTCATCTTTAATGCAGAACTAAATCAGGTACAATACAAATTCCCAATAGAAAAGAAAGTATCTTTAGATTTTGATAGAAATGAGATTAATACTTTGTATAAACAAACAATGAATACTGCTAACACATTGTCGATTCAGATAGAAAAGGCCATGATGCAAGATATTGTGGAGTTTGTTCCTGTTTATGATATTTTGTCGTCAACATCTGAAATTGTGGAAGAGTATTTATCAATTTAACAATGACAATTAATAAGAGAATTGCCTAACCACAATTCTCTTATTAAAAACAACTAACCAAAAGCAAAGCAAGATATAGACTATTTCGTATACATCTGAAATTAGATGTTAAATCTTATTTCAAAATTAAAGCTCAAATAATGCAAGATTGTGTAGATTTACTTTACATAACTTATACATTTGAAACATGAATAATAAACAGGTTTTACTTAATAGTAAAAACAAGAAATCGCTAATCATTTTCGCAAAACATAAATTCACTATTCACAAATTCGATATTACATTAATACATTATTCATTAGCACAATAATCGCTTTCGCTAATCACACTCAAATAATAAAAATTTAGAAGAAATTCTAAAACTGATTTAAATATAAAAGTGGTAATATCTCATTAGAGGTATTGATAATATAATAGTATGAATCAAAAGAAATTAATTAATAAATAGTCTTATTTTGCAATGCTTTTTGGTTAGATATAATAAATTATGTGGATACATTGAAGAATTACGAAAAGTTATGACTCAATGTTGAAATAGCAGGAGAAGTTACGTAAGGTTATTTTCCTGCAAGAATTCAAATAAGACAACTGCGATTAATTTAGTTGTTGCCTTCATATCAGATAAGATGGTAATAATGTTATAAAGACTAAATCCATCTATTATTTTAAATTACTGAATAGGTTTTGCACAATATAACCTAGATAAAAATTGTGCATTTACAATACTTTAAAAACTGCATTTCCTAGGTATTAAATATGGACGATTAGCTTAACAGGAAAAGCGTGGGTTTGAAAAACCTAAGTTCGATGTTCGATCCATCGGTTGTCCACCAAATTATTATTATATTATTTATTCTCTATAAAGGAGATGATTAATAAAACAATGAAAGAAACTAATATATATGATTCAATTAATGAAGATACAACATGTCCTTTATGTTTTAAAGGGAGGTTCTGGCTAAAATTTTATTGTGGTAAGACAATATTATGGTGTGCTGATTGTGGACACTGGATTATAATTTGATTTGTAAAGAATAATAACTATAACGAGAGCAATGTATCGGAACAAGCGTGTTCCTCTTTCTAAATATTTCGCTATCGCTTCAATATTTAGGATTTGATTATTTAATTTAATATTTTAAATTTAAAGGAGGCATTTAATTATGCAAAAAGTTAATTTTAGATATAGTGATACAAATTTTATATCTTATCTTATTACATTAGGATATAAATATAATAACATTGAAATTACAAAAGATAAAGATTATGGAATTAAAGTTTTTATTCACTTTATTGGAGAAAAAGAAGAATTAATTAATCTTTATAACAATTTTATAAATGATAATGCAAATATAAATGTTTTATCTTTCTCGAAAAACAGAAAACAAATCTCAAAAATCATTAGAGCAGAAATAGCAAAGTATGAGGCAACCCAACCTGAGAAGAACGGGGTTACGAGTAATAACTAAGAAGAGCAAACGTCTGAAAGTGTTATTATAACTTAATTTAAAAATAATTTTATGCATTATTAGGTATCAATTCGGCATCTACATACCGACTTACTGAAAAGCTTGCTGTGTAGGTGTTTTTAGTGATTCCATAAAGGAGGGCATTTAAATATGTCAGAAATGAAAGATTTTGTTAACGATATAAATAGCGAATTTGTAAATATGGTAGGTGGGTCTTACGCATCAATAAAAACTGGTGAAATATTTACACAAAAGGAATTAGATAAACTTGTAAAAAGTAAAGTTGAAGCATTTAATATTGAAAGATTTAAAGAATCTGTTGCTTGTGGAGTACCACTTGATCAAGTTCTAATGAAGAAAAGGCCACCTAAAAAGGAAACAAAAACAACTTATGAAGGTGGAGATTTTAATATTGTTTATCGTTTTAAATTAGAGGAGTTGATAAATATGCAATTAGAAGTAAATGAGAAACTTGTATATTACATATTAAGAGATTTTACAGTATTCCCTTCTAATTCTATTATGATAAATGATAAAGTTCCAACATTTGAAGAATTAGAACCTATTCTTGGATTAAAAGAAAGAACAATTAGGAAAGCAGTAAAAGCTCTTGAATTAAAAGGATTGTTTAAATTAAAACAATCTGGACATAAGAAAGTAATTTATGTGAATCCAGAATATTATGCCACGGGTAAGAATTTAGATATAGATACGGTAAAGATGTTTGATTTGATGTAATTGGTTAATAAACAATAAAAGGAGGTTCATTTAAGTATGGGCAAGAAGAAAATAATTGGTGAAACTCTATGAAAATAACAGACTTAAAATCCAATGAAGGTGGTCTACATTATTATAATAAAGGATACTTAATGTAATGGATTGGATAGTAAATAAAGAAGTTACATTTCAAGATCAAAATGGCTATAGATTTATTATAGATGTTGACAGATTAGAGTTTGGTTCGATGGAATCGTATGTTTATAAAAATATGGGTTCTTTGGAACCTTATCACAGTGGACAATGTTGGGATTGTATTCAACCTACTTCTTCAGAAGAATTTGATGAGTTAATTATAAATAATCTTATCTTTGGAGAAGCATGGAGAGATAGTATAATTGTTTTAAATAATGATTATGCATATTTTAAAATTCACCCTTGTAATTTTTGCAAATACAAAGGTAATGTTGATTGTATTTTAATATTTGATATTGCTTTTGCTAGAAAATGTGAGATCAAAATAGCTATAGAAGTAGAAAATACTTCACCAGTTAAATGGAATAAATTAAAATTCTGTAAAGAAAATGATATAACTTTAATTGAAGTTAAGGCAAAAGATATTAATAATGTAACTTTGCGTGAAAATAAAATTATTTATGGATATGTTTTACACAGGGGAGATTCAATGGGAACTAATGGTTTAAAATATATTTAATAAAGTCCTATTTGATGATAATAATAAACAGAAAATAATAAAAATAAATAAAAGGTGGTATCATTTCTTATTGGATAAAACATTATTAGAAATATGCTATAAAAAATATAATAAAGAAACACAAATGAGTTGGTCTGAGATAGCTAAATTGTATTACAAGGGTAGTAATGGTGAAACTGGAACAGGAGAAGGATTAAGAAGTAAATTCAAGAAATATCGTAAAGCAAATGGAACATTAAAAGCAAAAGATATTATTAATGGTATTATTATTGGTAATGGTGATGGTGATAGAGATGATCCATTTATTAAAGATAAGAAACTTTCTTCTCTTGATTTAAAAGAAATAGAGTTAAAGAAGGAAAGAGTACGACTCGGAGATCAAAGAAGCAAGTTAAATACTTTAATAAGGCAATCTGCTAGAAGCGATGGATTGAAAGAATTATTAGAATCAAGTATTAAGAATGGAAAATTTAATGATTTTGAATTTACTATTCCTAAACATCAATATGGTGAAGACAACGAAATGATAATTCCTATCTCTGACAGTCATTACGCTCTATCAATTGATAATGAATTTGAAAAATATAATACAGATGTTTTTCTTGAAAGATTAGCAAATTACACAATGCAAATATTAGATATTAAAAAGACACACAAAATAAATACTTGTCATATAGCGTTTTTAGGAGATTTGATTTCAGGAGTCCACATGAATATTATAAGATATTCTAATCAAGAAAATGTTGTTAGTCAAGTACAAAATTTCTCAGAATATATGGTTAAATTTTTAGATAAATTAAGTCAACACTTTGAGAATATGAATATTTACTTTGTGACGGGAAATCATGCTAGAAACTTTCAAGATAAGAAAGAATCTATTGATAGTGAAAGATATGAGAATTTTATTATTTGGTATTTAAAAGCAAGAATGTCTAATCATAAAAATATTGTTTTTCATGATTCTATTCTTGACAATACAATTGCTACTGGTAAGATTAAAGGCCATAGTTGTTTCTTTACGCATGGAGATAAAGATACACCTTCTAGAATAGTTGAAAAATTAACATTAATGATTGGAGAAATACCAAAGTTAGTGTATTTTGGTCATTCCCATCATTTTAGTATTGATACAATTCAAAAAGTAAAAACAATCATGTCTGGAAGTTTTTGTGTCAACGATTCGTATTGTACGGGAATTAGAGTAATAGGAGAGCCTAGTCAAACAGTAAGTATTATTGATGATAGTGGTTTGAAGTGTGTTTATGATTGCAAATTAAATTAATAAATAATAATTGAAAGGTTAAAAGGTACATTCTTATGGAATTTAGCAAAATCAAGTTCAAAGAAATTATTAATGAAACAACAAATGAAACTTCATACCAAATCAACGACAAATTTGTCACAAAAGAAGTATATGATTCAATGGAACAAGATGAATATCTATATATTTTACCCCCACTCCCTAAAATGAATGGTTCTCCTGAAAATAGCAATATTTCCAAACCTAGTAATGTCACTAATATTAATAAATATAGTTCGAATGATTCTGAATATAATTCTGATAATGAAGAATGTGATTGCCCTCAATGTCAAGAATTGTTAGATATAATCTATACAATTAGAGAAATGGATGATTATGAAGCAAAGGAATTATTAACTAATTACATAGACGCGATAAAAACAAAAACTGGTTTAGAAACATCTACTGAAATATATAGTCAACTTGGAAATGGAATGATTAAGGTTTCTGCTCAGTTGGATGTACAATTGGATAATTTTATGAGTCAATTTGACGTAATTGAAGAAGAATAGAAGTTTATGGTTTATTAGATTAAGGATTAAACAATATTAAAAATAAAATATAAAGGCAGGAATAAAACAATGAGAGTATTTAATGCAGAATCAGGATGGGATAAAGCTGAACAGAAATGGATTCAAATTTTGACGATTGATGGACAGGAAGTTGACTTGGAAACTTATGCTATGGAATTAGATAAAGAATCTAATGATAATGAAGAAGGCGTAATTGCTTATTCTTGTGATGATTATCAAGATGATAATGAAGAGGAAGACAATGATGAACACGATGAAGACTGTATGTGTGAAGATTGTTTAGAAGATAGGAAAAATATTTATCTTGCTGAAGCTGTAAAATTCTTGTTTGAGAATAAATTATGCCCTAAACATGTTTTTGAATTGCTTGGAGATATTTATGATAAAGCAAATTATGAAGGATATGAAGAGGGATATGAGGATGCGAAATTAGATATGAGAGAGTTTTTGGAGGATTAGATTAGGATTAGTAAATATAACTCTATAGGTTATATTGTTGGTTTATAACTCAGATAGTAGACATCAATAATTTGATGTCTATTTTTGTGCGTTAAAACACAAACAAAGATAGATTGGGATTAATTACCCCAATTGAAAGAGTGGGTTCCTTATGCCCATTCTTCTTTGTTTTATAAAAATAAGGGGAAATACACTAATAAGGAGTGAAGAAATGAAAAAATTAATGTCTCATACATATGAATATGTATATAATTATTTCAAAGAAAGAGGATGCAAACTTCTAAGTAAAGAATATATAAATAATAGAACACCACTAGATTATATTTGTTTGTGTGGAAATCCAAGTAAAGTTTCTTTTAAAAATTTTAAAGGTGGAAATAGATGTAAAAAATGTATAAAAAATAATCCCACAAGAAAGAATTGGAATGCTTTTATGAAAACAATGGAATTTGTTGAAGGATTTTTTAATAAAATGCATTGTAAATTATTATCTACCACATTTAATAATGATAAAGATAAGTTAAAATTTATTTGTTCTTGTGGTAAAGAAGATACGATTACCTTTGGAGCGTTTAAAAGAGGTTTGAGGTGCAAAGTTTGTTCAAATAATAAAAGTAGTAAAAATTTATCATATACCATTGAATTTATTGATTATTACTTTACATATTTAGATATGAAGCTTTTATCAAATATATATGATAATGCTCAAACTGAGTTAAAATATGTTTGCACTTGTGGAAACGTGGCGCATACTAATTTCGCAAGAATAACTATGGGTAGTAGATGTGAAAAGTGTGCTATCAGTAGAAGAAGCGGTGAAAATTGTCATATGTATGACGAAGGACAAACTCCTCTTGTTATACATTTGCGAGATAGAATAGGACAATGGAAAAGGGAATCTATGAAATTATCAAATTACAAATGTATAATCACTGGGAAAAGTTTTGATGTAGTTCATCATTTATATGGATTTAATATAATATTAAAAGAGACAATGAATATATTAAATTTAAAATATTATGATGAAATAAATAAATACACAAAAGAAGAATTAATTAATATTGAAAATATATGTTTTGAATTACATTATAAGCATGGTTTAGGGGTTTGTCTAGTTTTGCCAATGCATAAATTATTTCATTCCAGAGATTTATATGGAATAGGAGATAATACGCCAGAAGAGTTTGAAGAATTTAAAGTAAGATTAAAATCAGGAGAATTTAATGATTATTTATTAGAAAATAATTTAACTTTGATAATTTAATATTTTTACAGTAGATAGAGGGCATCAGTGAGTTGATGCTCTTACTTGTATTGTAAAGGTACAATACAAATAAAAATTACTGACTTTAATATTTAGAGTTTAGTCAGTGCTCTAGAAAGGATGATAAAAAATGTATCAAGAGAAAATGGTGGTCTGTCTCAAAAACAATGGTAAAATCCTTAGAGAAAAAGAGGGAATAATTCAAATTCCATTTGGTTCAGAGTATTCTATTTACATCAAGAATCTTGAATCAAGAAAAGCAAAAGTTAAGATATCTATAGATGGAGTAGATGTACTTAATGGTCAGTCATTATTAATTAATCCAAATGAGACAACTGAATTAGAAGGATTTTTGAATGATTGTATCGCAAAGAATAAATTTAAATTTATTCCTAAGACAAAAGAAATTTCTGAATATCGTGGAGATAAAATTGAAGATGGATTGATTAGAGTGGAATTTTGGTATGAAAAATTAAAACCAATAACTCAACATATTAATCAAGTGTTTAATCCTAATCCTAATCCTTGGTGGGTTACATATAAGCAGCCAACTTATGATATTAGTCCTACTTGGACAACTAATACAAATTTAAATTGCAGTAATAGCACTAATATAGTTAATAAATCAATGCAAATGGATTGTTTAAGATCATTTGATAATAATGTTTGTCAAACAAGTCTTACATCAAACTGTTCTACTTCAGATATTACTGCTCAAAATTGTTCTTCATTGAATAGTATTAAAAGTTTTGATGATGGAATTACTGTAAAAGGCGAAGAAATTTCACAACAATTTAAGTATGGTAATATTGGTGTATTGGAAGAAAACTCCCATGTGATTATTTTAAGATTAGTTGGATTCAATGATATTGGAGATAAAGTTGAGAAAGTTGTTACTGTAAGAGATAAGTTGCAATGTAGGATTTGTGGGAAAGTTAGTGGATCTAGTGGTAAATTTTGTGATAGATGTGGGAGTTATTTGGAGTGATATAATTTATATAATTAAATAATATTTTTACAGTAGATAAGGAGCATCATTTATTTGGTGCTTCTCTTTGTGTTGTAAAGATACAATGCAAATTTATGATTGAAATGAGGTGAAGTAAAAATGACAGAACAGAATAAAAAAGAAAATAAGGATGAAGAAAGATATGTATTTATATATAATCCAGAACAAGCTTCATTCTATATGGAAAATGGAGTTATGGCAAAATCAACAGGAATTCATCCTAAAACAAAAAGAGTTTGGTTTAAATTTGGGTTTGATGATAGTTCAGATGTGTATGGGCAGTGGTGTGTTAGAAATAGATGATTATTTATGATTGACAAAATAAAAATGAAAGTGGGAATTTAGAGTGGAAAATAATAATCAATTAATAACAATAAATTACAATGGAGAAAATCAAACAGTATTAGGAAGAGAATTACATGATTTTTTAGAGGTAAAAACTCAATATAAAGACTGGTTCCCAAGAATGTGTGAGTATGGATTTGTCGAAAATGAAGATTTCAACTTGCTCAAAAATGAGCAAGTTCAAATAGAAGGCAATAGAAGCGTTTCAAGGGTAATAACAGATCATCAAATGACAGTTGAAATGGCAAAAGAAATTTCTATGATTCAAAGAAGTGATAAAGGCAAATTAGCTAGGCAATATTTCATAGAGTTAGAAAAGAAATGGAATTCTCCTGAAGCAATTATGGCTAGGGCTTTAACTATGGCAAATAAGACAATAGATAATTTGAAATTACATACTTCCTTATTGGAAGCAAAAATAGAAGAACAAGCTCCTAAAGTAGAATTAGCAGATAGATTATTTATTTGTGATGCTGAAGTTAATATTGGAGAAGTAGCAAAATTATTTAATGAAAAAATAAGAAAAGGTAAATCAATTGGGCGGGATAGATTATTTGAGATTCTTCGTGAGGAGCATGTTCTTATGACATATGGAGCAGAAAAGAATAATCCTCAACAAAAGTATATTGACAATGGATGTATGGTTTTAAAAACTAGCACATTTGATAATGGACATGGTAAAACAAAATTATCATCTACAACTAAAGTTACTCCAAAAGGGATAAATTGGTTATGGAATTTTCTTATTAAAAAGGGATATATAATGATTGATGATGTTTTGGTTAATGGTGATGAGGATTAGATTAAAATAATAAATAAAGTTTCCTAAGTTATAAGACGCTTGAGCAATCAGGCGTTTTCTGTGTGGATGGAAATAATAATAATACAAATTATTATAATGTTTTGTGGGTAAGTCGATATCTCAAGCAGGAATGTTTGAGATATTTGTTATTCACTGAAACATGTGGATTGGGGTAGATAATAATTCAGAGTCATGACTGAGTTTCTGTGCGTCTACCCTTTTATATCTTTTAGTAAATAAGCACAGAAATAATATTGCACAGAAAGAAGGAATTAGATTATGTTGTTAACAAAAGAGGTAGAGGTAATCCTCCATGCAAGCACCACTAAACATTATGAATTATCAGGCTATAAAATTCCAAGAGTAAAGGTTAAAAACAAATACGTTGTTAAAAAAGGTACTACAATAATAATTAAAGTTGAAGATCTATTGCCTTTATCTAATGTAATAGTGGAGTATGAATGCGATTATTGCGAAAGGCCAAAACAAATAGCGTATTGTGATTATACTAGAAAAAATACAAAAAATGATAAAGATTGCTGTATAGATTGTTTAGGGAAATATAAATCGGAGATTTCTAAAGAATTGTGGAAAGAAAAATTACAATTAGAAGTTAAAATATGTAGTAAGTGTAAAAGAGAGTTTCCTAAAACTACTGAATATTTTCGTCATGATTGCCATATTTGTGATAGGGAGTTACCTATTAATAGAGATTTTTATGATATAGATGATAGATGTTTAGATGGATATAGGGGAATTTGCCGTGAGTGCAATGGAGAAGATTTTTATCCAGAAATAAAAGCAGAACCTTGGAGTCAGCAAGATATTGATATCATAATTGAATATTACGAAGAAAAATTTACTAAAGATATTCAATATATGTTAACTACTACTAGAACTGAAAAAGCAATACTACATATGGCATCTAAGTTGGATTTGAGGAAAAATGATAACTATATAAGAGATTATAAAAAAATAAAATATAAAATAATAGATAATAAACTATATAAATTGTGTAAATGCTGTGAGGAATACTTACCAGTAGACAGAGTATATTTTCCTGACGACAAAACATGTACTGATAATTTAAGAAACGTATGTAGAATGTGTATAGGAAATAAATATTTATTTGATTCAAATGTCCATATATGGACTCAAGATGAGATAAATATAATACTTAATAATTATGCCAATATGACAAATACAGAAATAAAAGATATTCATTTTCCAAGTTTGACAAATGGAAAGATAATGAGCAAAGGTAATAGTTTAAATCTTTATAAATCACAAGAAACATTAGATAGAATGTTTATAGAACTTGGTAAAATGACATCAAATAGATTATTATTACTTGAAAAATGGAAAGGTGAAGATAATCCTCAATACGATAGTCAAAGATTCGGCAATCTAAATCCTAATTACAAAGATGGAATTAGTGCTTTATCGCAAGAATTGAGAAGGAATATTAAACAGTGGAAGTTAGATAGTATGGAAAATGCTAATTATAAATGCTTTCTGTCAGGAGATAGATTTGATGATATTCATCACTTATATAGTTTTGGCAGTATAGTTCAGGATACCTTAAATGAAACTGGGATACAATTGTATGAGAATATTTCTTCTTATACACAAGAAGAATTGCAAAAATTAATTGATAAATGTTTGGAAATACATTATCGTTACCCTCTGGGGATATGTATGCAAAAGAAATACCACATACAATTCCATGTCGAATTTGGATATGGAAACAATACACCTGAACAATTTTATCAATTCATTGAAAATTATTATGATGGAAAATATAAAGACTTAGAAGAAGTTAGTTATTAACTAACTTCTTTCCCAATTAAGTTAGGAGATTAAATTATGGCAACACAAAAACCAAAAACAAAAGTAAAAATTAAGCGTAATGAAATAACTTGCACAAAATGCGGATTGATTAAAACTTCAAATATAAGTAATTATTTCAAAACCGAAAATCCTTTATACAATGAATTTTTTCCAACGTGTAAAGATTGCATTTATGAAGAATACAATTTAATGCTCACAAAAGGATCGAATATGCGAGAAGCAACAATTAAAATATGTGAAATGTTGGATCGTCCATTTATCAATGACGTATTTTTCTCAACATATGATAATCAAAAAGACAGCAAGAAATTTCTTGGTTTATTCCTAAAAAATTCATCTATGCAACAATGGAGAAAACAAGGTCTTTTAAGATATAAAGACAGTATATTTGAAACAATAACATCAAATGTAAATAGCAATTCAGAAGAATTATTAGATTTATATAATAATAAAGAAGATAAAAAATATAGTAAACAATGGGTTGGGGACTATACACAATCAGATATTGAGTATTTGGATAATTATTTAAGGGGATTGCATACAGATTTTAAAATAGTAACAGAAAACCATAAAGATTATGCAAAAAAAATAGCAAAAGCAAGTTTACATATGGACAGATGTTTCCAAGATATGTTATTAAATATACCTCAATCTGATAAAAGATATAAAGATGCAAGAGAAACGTTCGATACATTATCAAAGTCTGCACAATTTTCTGAACAAACTAGGGGGCAAAATGATGTAAGTTTAGGTTGTTTTGGAGTTTTATTTGAAAGAGTAGAACAAAAAAAATGGATACCTCTACATGTTCCTTTAGAAAAAGATGATTATGATAAAATGATTGAATATTTCTCAACCATTAATAAGTCCATTTAAGGAGAAATATTATGGCAATACACACTAATTTTAGCAAGAAAAGTAGAAAAGAAAAAGAAGGTTCATTTGATAATTTTGACAGTTCTTATAGTCATGATCCAATTAATGAAGAAAATATAAATATTGATGCGTGGTGTGAATTCATTTCCTATTACAGATATCATGTAGATGAGTTTGCTACTGAGATTTTGCAATTGAAGTTGTATCCATTCCAACGTCTTATATTAAGAGCTATGTCTAGGTATCAAAACTCAATGTTTATTGCTTGTAGAGGTTTGGGCAAAAGCTACCTTACAGCCGTATTTTTTATCTGTATTTCAATACTCTACCCGAATATTAAGCTGGGAATTGCGAGTGGAAATGGACAGCAAGCCCGTAACGTAATTATCCAAAAAATAAAAGGTGAATTAATAAAGAATGAAAATATTGCAAGAGAAATAAACTTTCCAATTAAAACGGGGTCGGACGATTGCGTTGTCAATTTTAAGAATGGATCAGAAATTAGAGCAATAGTTTTAGCACAAAATCAAGGGGGAGATTCAGCTCGCTCGTGGAGATTTTCATACATTTTAATCGATGAGGCAAAATTAGTTCAAGATAAAATCACAGAAGAAATCCTAATTCCGATGACAAAAACTAAAAGACAAGCAGCCATCCATCATAATATGCCAGAAAAAGGAAAGGTTATTTTTATATCATCTGCTCATTTAAAAATAACGGATCTATATAAAAGATTTAGATATCATTACAATAAAATGATAGAAGGTTCAAAAGATTATTATGTTTGTACTTTACCTTATCAGGTAGGTGTTCAGGCAGGAATATTTGAAGAAGATGATATATTAAAAGAATTAGATAAACCAACAATGTCAAAGGATAAATTTGATTATGAATATAACGCAGTATTTGTTGGATCAAGTGGTGAAAGTTATTATCCTTATGAATTATCAGACCTTTGTAGAGTATTGGAAAAATGTGAAATCGAACAACCAAAAAAATCTAATTCTGAATATATTATAGTACATGACGTAGCTATTAGTTCAAGAAATAATTCCGACAATGCTTGTACTCATGTAATCAAATTAAAACCACGTATAAATGGCACATATATAAAAGAGATTGTTTATACAAAAACTTATAATGGGGCAACTCTTCCTGAACAAATGCAATCTTTAAGAGAATTGGTTCATATAAAATTTCCCAATACTATTAAATTAGTTGTAGATGTTAGAGGAAACGGAGAACCATTACCATCTTTATTTTATGAAACATGGGAACATATAGATGAAAAAACGAAACAAATTATTGAATATCCTCCTTTAGTATTAGAAGATGATGAAAAAGGGAGAAGCATTAAGGGAGCTATTCCATTAATTAGAGGGATAGCAGCAACAAATACTTTGAATAATACAATGTATACCTATATGAAGGCATGTTTTGAAAACAAGTCTATAAGATTATTGTTGCCATCTGAAGAAGTAGACATTCTATATAAAAATAATGACATTACAGAAGAACAATATTTAAGTTTTATACAAACAGATTTACTTATTCAAGAATTAAGCAATATTAAACAGGATACAAATGATAATAACAATATTACATATGATAAGATTATTAAAACACATAAAAGGGATAGGGCAACGAGTTTAGCTTACGGATTATTAATAGTTAACGAAATGGAAGAAGCAAACAGAAAAGATAATACAGACTCAGATTTTGATTTCGTATTCTCGTATTCATAATATCAAACAAATCCCTAAAGAAAGGAGGTATCTCCAATTTGACAAAAAAAATAACCCCAACAGAATCAAACATCTCCTCCCAATCCGATTCTCCATCTTCAACTCAATTCTCAAATGAAATAGAATTAAACTCATTATCTTATAATTCATATTCATTTTCAACAGGAAGACTAGATACAGATAATATCCCCATGAGTGATTTAAAACAATATGTCAAATATCCAATGATATATAATGAAATATTGAGAACTATATCAAGACAATCCTATAGTTTAAATGGATTATATGGGCAAAGTATAGATCGGATGATAGCACTTCCTACATTATCTTATATTACTACATTAAGAAATAAAACTCCACAAATGAAAGATAATAAAACAAAGTTTAACACTTTACTTAAAATATTAAATATAGATCGTACAACAAGGGATATTTTAAGACATTTGTTTATTGACGGTTCATATGTTGGAGTTTTGAGAGACACAACTTCGAGTAATAAAAATTTAGATACAGGTTCAATGACAGTAGAATCTCTTGATAGATTAGAAGGTTTGTCATTGGATGATAATTTTATGATTCAACCACTTGATTTAGATTATTGTAAGATAATTGGGTTTCAAAATAATGTTAGTATTGCTGCATTTGATATGATTTATTTTGATCAATTTAAATATGGTGGATTATTAAATGAGATTAAGAATTATCCACGTAATTTTGTAAAAGCTTATATGGACTATAAGAAGGATGCTAGTAAAAGATGGTTTATTTTAGATTATAGAAAAACTATTGCTTTAAAAGCAAAAGCTAATGAAATCGATACATGGGGGATTCCATTTGGCATCTCAGCGTTTACGGATATGAAATCAAGTCAAGATTATGATGATAGTCAATATCAATTAATTAGTGAATTAGCTAGTAGTATTTATTACATCATTCTCCCAGAGGGCGAAAAAAAAGGATCTTCTAGTCTAAATTCAACCCAACAAAAAGAAGTTATTGAAGCATTCAAGGGTGCAGTTAAAGTAAATACAAGTGGAAATGTTGCAAAAATCTCAACTCTCAGCCTCGCTCCTGGAACAGAAATAAGTAGACTTAGTAAAGATTCTTCTTTAATAAAAGATACTTTAAGCGACGAGAATATGAAGAAAATAGCAACCGGATTAGGTATTGCTAGTTCTGCTTTAAATGCCGAAAGCAATAGTGCTAATCTGGGAAGTTTACAAATTAATTTAGATTTACTATCTGCTCAAGTATTTCAATATATTAATGAAATAGCAAGAGAAGAAACTAGAGTTATTAATGAACATTTAAATATTTTGCCAAACAGTTACATAGATATAAAATTTCTTCCAATTACATGGTTAAACAAGAAAGATGTTTATGATAAGGCAAAAGATTTGTATTTAACAGCAGGAGGAAGTAGAAAATTCTATATTGCTGCTAGTGGATTTGATCCAGAGGACTACCTTAGTATTTGTGACGAAGAAATTGAAGCTGGTTTTGATGAGCGATATCCTCCTCATATTACTAGTTATACAGCCACTGATAGTGCTGATACAGCAAATGAAGATGGCAATTTAGGAGGAAGACCTACAAAGGATAATTCAGAATTAAAAGAATCAGGTTTAATAACAAAAAACTTAAAAAGTAACGAACAAAGAGTTGAGAACAAAAAATAATTTAAATAATAAAAAGTTGAAAGGAGGTGATATGTTTTGTGAATAATTCAATCATAAACTCTGATAATACATATATAGAAATTTGTGAAATGTCCGAAGAAGATGTTGCAGGAAGAGCAAAAATTCGTATGTCTAGTCATTTTATCCACCCAGAAGCAGGTAAGTGGAATAAGAATGGAATCACATGGCTTGAACAATATACTCAAGATAATATAAAATCTGCTATAGGAATGAATTATGTGGTGTCTTGGGCAGATGAGGAAAATCAAATTCCTTCAGGACACGGAGAAATGAGTTTTGATGAAGATGGCAATGTTAAATTTGAAGGCGTTGTTGTCGGAAGTGTATTAGATGCTTATGTTTGTGATGTAGAAATTGATGGACAAATAAAAAAGGTAATGATGACAGAAGGATATATTAATTCACAAAGATACAGTCTTTTTGTAAAATGGTTAAAAGAAGAAATTAAAAATGGCAAAGTTTATGGTTCTATTGAGATAAATGGAAAAGGAAAATCTAAAAATATTGTATATCTTGATGGAAACAAGAATATCGATGGAACTTTAAAAATGGGCCGTTGTCCCACAGTTTTTGATTTTTCTGGACTGGCAATATTGTCAAGTTTAGAAAATCAGGCTGATGATGACTCAATTGTTTTTGAGGTTAATTCTAAACAGGATGATCTTGATATAAATAATAATCCAACATCAGAAACAGGAAAGGAGGACAATATATTGCCAGATGATAACAATATTCCAAATAACGCATCAATCGAAATAAACGAATTAGATATCAATGATCTTGCAACCTTAATTCAAAATGCATTTAATAGAAAATTCACTATTGAAAATTCAGATTCAGAAAATGATTACCATTATTATTATATTCATAAGTTTTATCCAACTAATTCAACTTTTGTAATGAAAAGTTATAGTTGTACAGGGGAATATTATGGAAGCTCTTATACAGTGGAAAATTCTAAGGTTATTATTGGCAACATTATTAAAGTCGAAGAAGGGTGGAAACCAGTTGATGGTGAACAGTTTGTCGAAGTTAATAATACGCTGATTAATATATTAAATAATCAAACGAAGGAGGAAAATAAAAAAATGGATGAAAAAATTGTATTAGAACTTAATCAAAAAATCGAAGATAAAATTAATGAAATTAATACTCTTACGAATTCCCTAGAACAAAAAGGAGTAGAAATTAATTCATTAACTAAATCTTTGGAGGAAAAAGCAACAGAAATTAATGCTCTAGTTGAAAAAACACAAGAACTAGATAATAAAGTAGTTGAACTAAACACCAGTATTGTAGAGGTTAATAAATTACTTGAATCTGAAAAAGCAGAAAAAGAATCTCTTACTGTCGAAGTAAATTCTTTTAGAGAAGAAAAAATTAAAGCAGATTCAGAAGCAAAAATTGCAGAAGTCAATGCTTATTTTGAAACAGAAATTACTAAGAATGGTTTTGAAGAAAGCGAAGTTAATTCTTTGAAAACTTTTGTAGAAGCAATTGATTTAGAAGGATTAAAGAAAGCAGAAGCAGAACTTTGTGCAAAGAAATTTAAAGAAATGATTGCATCTCAAGATAACACTGATGTTGAAACTAACACTAAGAATGATATGTTCATTTCAATTAAAGAGAAAGAAATGAAAAAAGTTCCTGGTAGTATCCCATCTTTCTTTAACTAAGTTTTAGAAAGTAAAGATAAATATACAGTTAATGTCAACAATATGTAATAATGGTTAATTAATTGTAAGTTAGTGGTAAAATTAATAACAAAAATAAAAAGAAATGAGGTAATTAATAATGAGTTTATTTAAATTCCATGATTCAAATTTTCTTAATGTATCCAACAAACCTAATGTAAAGGCAATTGCAGATACATATAATGGTTATCAGTTCAATGTTACATCTGATGTTCAGGTATTAGTTCCAGATTTAGCTACAGCAAAATTAGGTGATATTTATGTTATGTGCAATATCATTGATAAGCCTGAAATCATCAATACAGATTCCTATAAAGTTGTTGCAAATGAGTATATTCGTGCATTTAGACTTAAAGACATGGTAGGACTTCAACTTGATATGAGTGCTGATTTAGTTACTGATGCTTTTGCAGATGTTGCAGTTGGTGCTTTTGTCATTGGACGTTCTGTAGCAGATACTACAAATGTAATGAAATGGACAAAAACAGCAGATCCTTCTGCGTATGAGGTTTATCTTAAAGTAATTAAGAAAACTACTTTTGGTGCGTTTACTATTGATGCAGGTGGTGGAACTGTTGCTGGTGGTTATGTTGTAGAAGTAATGGCAAACGATAATCTGTAAGTTATGAGATTATAGATTATTGTATGTGCTATTTGTAATGAATATATAATATTTTTTGATTAATGTCAAATAATTTAATTGTAATAAATAATTAATAAGAAAGAAAAGAGGTATTAACAATGAGTTTTGGAATAGATTTTACAAATTTTCAAGCAAATGCAGAACAAGTGGAAATTAATAAAAACGTTAAGAATATGTTACCGAATATTGTTAAAAACGAGAATGTGGAGATTTTCACCAATATTTTATATGGTAAAGATGTATCTAAGTATGGTAAAAAAGTTGATACGGTAATGGATAAGATTAAGATGTTAGCAACTGCTGCTAATGATGGTAATTCTCAAGCTACAACAGAATTGAACGCAATTCGGACTATTACTATTCAACAACCTCTTGAAAAAAGACTGGCAATCAATAGTGCAATGGGGACAGTTACAAAAGTTGGATTTAATGAAGAAATGCATTATGAAGTATATGAGATGCAAGGTCAAAAATCAAGAATCCAAGCATCTTCTGGTTCTTTTGTATTCCCAACTGTTAAGAAAAGAACTGGTATTATGACCACTCAAACTTCTACTGGTGGAGTGCTAGTTGATTATAGAGAGTTACAATCTGGAGCTACAGATGGATTTGCAATGGCAAATGAACAAGTCGTTACAGATTTAACAAATCAAATGGTTCTCTCTCACATCAATGCTCTGAGAGCAGGAATTACTGCTGCTACCACTTTAAAGAACTACAGCGAGGGGATTACTAAGACTAATGTTGAAAATACAAGAAAATTAGCAAAACGTTTTGGTACTTCTGTAACAATTATGGGAGATTACAGTGCAGTAAATAAACTTGGGGATCTTGCTAATTTTAGTGTTGTGGCTGCTGGCACAGAATTTAGATTCCCTGAATCCGTAATGGAAGAAGTAATGAAAACTGGTCTTATTAAAGTGTATAAAGGAAGTATAGTAGTTGAATTGCCAAATTCTTACAATATGATCGATCTTAATACTGCTGGAGATTTTTATGCTCCTCAATTACCTACAACTGATTTATGGTTTTTGCCACAAGGTATTATGAGTCCTTTACAAATAGGTCTTAAAGGTAATTTAACTTCCATGGAAGGCACAGACCTAAATTCTAGGAGTCGTGCCATTCGTTATGATTGGGAATTCGGTGAATAATTGCCGACTTAGACAGAAATGTTTAATGTAAAAATCGCGGTATTAAGCTGGAACCCTGAAATGGGAATCAGAACCGAAGGCTAATTTAAGATTAGTCAGGGGCAACGCATAGGAAGTGAATAAATATAATCTTCCCACGAGTCCGCGACACCTTATCAAGTTTTTCTTGAAGGTGAAAAGATATGCTGAACTTATACGAAGAAAAAGTATAAGAACTACAGGATAAAAAGCTTGTAGGGTAACAAAATTGAATTATTTGGTTCCTGAATATATTCCAATGGTTGGATATATTTATGACTCTGCTTTAGCTGAGTAATATTAAACAAATTTTATAAAAGGTAGGTATTAATTAAGATTGCAAGCCTAATTAATTACTGATAAGAGTGGTTTTCCTAGACCACTCTTCTTTTATTTTATAAAAAATTAGGGAGTGATTCTAAGGAGGAATTAAAATTGGCAACAAAACTTACATATCAAATCATTAAAAACTATATAAATAGCGAAGAAACAGGAAATGGTTGTAGTCTAAAAACTACAGAAGAAGAATTTAATCAAGCGAAGATAGATCAAAACAAAAATAGTTCACATGTAGTAATATTTATGAAATGTAAATGTGGAAATAATATTGAGAAATCTTATGATAATTTTAAATACTCTAAGAAGCAATGTAATAAATGCTCTGGATTAGAAAGAAGGACTAATGAAGAAGTTAAATATTTCATAGAAATAGAATCTCAATCAAATTGCAAGTTATTATCAGAATATACTATTGCAACTGATTTATTAGATTTAGAATGTGGTTGTGGAAGGCCATTTAAGAAAAGTTGGAATAAGTTTTATAGTTGTAATCAAAGAACATGTAATGAGTGTAGCAATAAATTATCAGGAGAAAAACATAAAATACCTTATAAAGATATAAAGCATTATATAGAGATTGAAAGTAATAGTGGTTGTGAGTTAATAACAACTGAAGATGAATATGTAAACACACATCTAGATATTGATATTAAATGCAAATGTGAAAACCCTTTTACTACATCTTTTAAGCAATTTAAAGGAGAACAATCTAAAAAGCAACATTGTGATGATTGTGGCAATAAAGCAAGAGGAGAAAAACTGAGTAAACCATATATAGAAGTTAAAAATACTATAGCAATCAATGGTTGCGAATTATTAACTACTATTGAAAATTATGAAAATTCTAATTCTCTTTTGGAAATCAAATGTAATTGTGGTAAACCATTTGAAACAACATACAAGATGTTTTCAAGGAAAATTGGTGCAAAAGACAAATGTGATGATTGTGCATTAATTAATTTTAAAAAATTAAATAAAATACCTTATAACGAAGTATATGATTTATTTAAAATTGAGAATTGTATATTATTAACTTCCGAGCAAGAATATTATACTACTCCAGATGATGACAATAAATTAAGTTATAAATGTTCTTGCGGAAATAATAAACCATCTTTTATTTCTTTAGCTCACTTTAAAGGTGGTGAGAGGTGTAGAAGTTGCTTAAGACAGAGAGTTAAAGATACCAATCTCAAAAATAATGGAGTAGAGTATCCTATGCAAAATCCAGAAATAAAAGAAAGAAATAGGCAATCTTTATATAAAAATGGAACTGCAAGATGTAGTAGGCAACAAAAATACATACACAATCTTATAGGAGGAAAACTCAATTACCCATTTAAAGGATCTTCTCTTGATGTAGCATTTCCAGATGAAATGATTTATCTAGAATATGATGGTTCTGGGCATAGAATGAGTGTAACACTTGGAACATTTACAGAAAAAGAATTCATAAAAAGAGAAAGAAATAGAACCTATGGGTTACTACGTTCTGGTTGGAAAGAAATTAGAATCATTAGTGAAAAAGATGACCTAATCCCATCAGACCAAAAACTTCTAGAAATTCTATTATACGCACGTACATACCTCAATCAAAATCATCATTATATTAAATTCGACATTGACAATTCAAAAATAATTAATTCTCAAGGTGAATTTGATTATGATTTTGGCGAACTAAGAAGAATCAAATCAACTGATATTATAGAAATTCAAGTAGCAATATAAATACAAATAAAAACAAAACAAAATAATAGAGGGTAAAATGGAGGGAATAAATAATTATGGCAATTGATATGAATAGTAGGTCAAAGGTACAAAACTTATGTGATTGGAATGTCTCATGGGAGAGGTTTTCCATGGACGGAGATGAATTCATAAAAGCAAATCAGACAGTGTATATTCCAAATATGGAGATTGAAACACAGGTGCAAAACAACAATCTATTTTTTGTTGGATCAGGGAATGGAGATCACAGTAGGGTTTATATTCATAATCCAGAAATGAGAGAACATCTTGGTTTTGACAACAAAGAAGAAAAGCGAACTCAACTAATTCTAAGTGATGAAAAATGCAAAGAAATATTTGATTATAAAACTTTCAGCACTTTCAAAAAACATGTAACTGAAAATATCATTACAAATCAAGAAAAATCAAAAATAGTTAATTATGCTAAGAAAAATAAGATAAATAATTATGATCAGATACAGTATTTAATTGAATTCACAGGTCTTTCATTTAAAACTGATAAAAATGATGATAAAGAATAAATATAATAAATCATTGGAGGTGATATAGTTTGGGAACTTTACTCCAGAAAATATATGATAAATTTTTCATAAAAGTATCTGATGTGGATTTCACTTATAAGCAAGATTTAGTTTATGAGTTTTTTGAAACTGCTGTGGGGTATAGCTACAAAACTACACCACATGATTTGAGTTATACTTTGTATTCTAATAATGCAGTTTTAATAATTTATGATGTAATAGAAAATAGTGGAGATATAACTCTTCAAATTAACTCTGATACATATACAATTGCTTTATTAAATACTGATACAAAATTTCAAATAGCAACAAAAATAAAGTCTACTATTGAAGTAAATTATACAGTAGTATTAGATGATATTGAAAATCCTATGTTAACAATCACTAAACCACTTACAGATAATATTGTGGTAACATTTACTAATACAGATAATACCAATTTAAATCTAATAATTAGTAAAACATATGATGGCATAATGAATAATGACTTAGATATAGATGAGATTGAATTAATTTCATTAAATATGAAAAAAGCATATTTAGATTATTTATTAAAACCATTATCTCGATTAAAAAAGCAAATTGGAACCAAAGATTTTAATCGTTTGGAAAGTAAAGTAGAAGAATTAAAAGTTTATTCATTAATGTTAAGTAATTTAAAGGAAGAGATTAAAGATTTTAGACAAGAATTTAATTCCTATTTAAATTAGGTGGTAAAAAATGAATAATAACAATAAGAAAATATTAATTAAAACTCCAAATTGCGAAATGAGCTTAGAAGATTTATGTAAGAAAGAATATTTAAAAATAAACAATCTTATGCATATGATTGAGAAACAATTTGATATTTCTTTGCATGATTATCCTGAACTTAGAGGTGAGATTCTAGACATAAGCAATTTTATTAAGAGAATACCCTACTTACAAAGGGAAATTATGTAATTAAATAATATAAGTCATAATGATAAAAATCATAACAAAATAATCAAAAAGGAGGAAAGAAAAATGGGATATAGTGATTCTGAATTTAGTAGAATATCTCAAAGTGAAGAAGCAACTATAGATGGCGTAACTGCTGGAACAGTATTAGCTTCAAAAGCAATTGTTGCAGGGACAAATAAAAATGTTGATGTGTTGGCAATTGCAGATTTAAAATTGGGAGCTGGAGCAGGAACTTCTGTAACTGCTAATGCTACACAAATTAATTCTTTGATTAATTTTCCTGGAACCATGTCAACAGCAGTAATTGATTTTAACGCGACTGGTGAACCTGCAATGAAAGTAGTCATAAATGGTGTTGATTATCAAGAAGCAGATGTAGCTGTAGTAACAACAGGTGTCTGGACTAATGGTGCAAGTGCTGCAAACTCTGCTACAAGTTTGGTTGCTGCAATTAATGGTGATACAAGAGCAACAGTTCCTTTTACAGCATTTTTATCTGCTGATGGTGCAAGTGTAATTCTCACATGGGATGCTATAGGCGTTGCAGGAAATGTAACTATTACTACTACAAGTGCAGCGAACTGTACTGTGGAAAATTCAGTTGGTGGAACTGCATCTGGTATAAAACAAATGGTTGTTGTAGATCGCATTGTTACTGCACAAGATGTATTAGCACTTGAAACTAATATACCTTTGCCATTTGTGCCAACTAAAATATTAGTTAATTATTTTGATGCAGATGGAATTTTGCTTGGTACAATTACAGATAAGGCATCCATCCAAGCAAATCCAAATCGTGTTCGTGTACTACAAGCTGGTGCAACTCATTTGGCTGCTACTAATGTAATTCAGGTAATGGCTGTAGAATAGTAGAATACATGTAAGAAAATAAATAAAATTTAGAGGAGGAATTAATAATGGCAACAAACTTTATTGGTCGTTCATTGACGGCAAATATTCTCGAACAAAATGTGGAATTAAATATGTCTTTTATTAATCTTATTGTAAATGATTCAGCAAATGTGATTACTTTGGCCTTTGACGTAACCGCAACAACTAACATAATGATTTTAAAAGCAGGAGAAGTAAGAAAAAATATTGCAGTACCTTTTGGTAAATTGTACTACAAAGCTACTGCCGATGCTTCTGCTTTAAGAATTGAAGGATTGGCAAAAGCAGAATTCTAATTTGTAATTTGAGTAGAGAGTCTATTAATAATATGATTCTCTACTTCATTTAATTGTGACAGGTTGTGAAATATGGATGTAAGAAAAAAATGGATAAGTAGTGACTCAAATTATTCTTCAAAAGAAGAAATTGTATCAGACGTAAAAGAAAATTTTGATATTCGTAGATATTATAGCGCAGAAGGCAAAAGTGTAACAATCGACAACACCACAACACAAGTAATAATCCAATCACATTTAAATCCTTTAAATGAAGGTAAATATGATAAGAAAATTCATATGCCAATTGAAACAGTTGTTAATACTGGATCAATAGTTGAATGGGAAGAAGATAAATGGATTATTGTAAGCAATATTGACAATTTACAAGCATATCAAACTGCAAGTATGGTTAAATCCAACAACACATTAAAATTCTACGATAAAAATTCAATTTTAAATGAGATCCCATGCATAATCTCAAAAGGTTCAATCTCCCTAGATGAACAAAAAATAATATCAACATTAGATTCAGAAATTGCAGTACAAATAAGCAATACGTCTATTACTAGACAAATTGAGATGAATGATGTGTTTAAAATTGGATTGAGGTCATCTTGGCAGGTTACAAATATTGATGATATTACTGTGAATGGGTTATTGATTTTGAGAATGGTTTATAGTGAGGTTGAACCTCTTGTTCATACTTTTAATATTACTATTCAAAATAGTGATGCCACATTATATGTAGATGATACTTTAACATTAAATATTATATGTACTGATAATGGAGTACAAGTTCTCTCCCCTACTATAATTTATTTATCAAGTAATATAAATATTGCAACTGTAGTAAACGGAGTAATCACTTGTATTAGTGAAGGGACAGCAATTATATCTGCAACATACAATGGTGTTTCAGATAGTATCAACTTAACTGTTCAAAATGAAGTGATTGCTGACAATTATACTATTGATATTACTGGATTAACAACAGTCAAACTTGGAAATAGTATTACATTGACTTCAAATGTATTTAATAATGGTATAGTTGATTTGAGCAAGAGTGTTGTATGGAATTTGAGTAATCAGGATTTGTCAAGTAATATTTATTTGAGTATTGTGAGTTATGATGGAAGTAGTGTTACTTTGAAAGCAACTAGTAATAGTGCTTATATTAATAAATATGTTGTTGTTAGGGCGAGTAAGAGTGATGATTTGAGTGTGTTTGACGAACATTTATTGCAGATTAAGAGTTTGTTTTAATTAAATTAATATTTTTGGAGGATATGTCATGTCGTGAGACACACCGCTATCCTTCTTTTTCTATGTTTAAAAGTAGAAATAAGGAGGATCAAATGGGATTAATTAGTAAAACAGCAATGACAAAATGGATGCACAATAATAAAATAAGGTATGAAGAAAGAGGATATGTTTTTACAAAATATAAAGATGAACTTGAAGTTAATATTAAAGATTTAAGTAATAGTAGTCATGTTTTAGTAAATGTTAAATGTGATTGTGGTAATTGTAAGAATCCATATTTAAAACCTATGACATGGGTGAATTATTTAACTAATGTTCATAAAGATAATAAATATTATTGTAATGAATGTGCTAAAAAATTATATGGTGGAGTAAATATACAAAAATCAAAATTGAAAAATAGTATATCTTTTAAACAATGGTGTATCGAAAATAATCGTCAGGATATATTAGATCGGTGGGATTATGAATTAAACAATTGCAAACCTAGTGAAATAAGTTTTGGAACTCAAAAAAGATATTATTTTAAATGTCTAAGAAACTTACACAATAGCGAATTAAAAAATATAAAAAGTTTTACTAGTGGTCAAAATGGATCAATGGATTGTAATGCTTGTAATTCTATTGCACAATGGGGTATAGATAATTTAGGTGAAGATTTTCTTGATAAATATTGGGATTATGAAAAGAATATAGTTTCCCCTTGGGATATCGATAAATGTTCTAATAAACATAAAATATTTATAAAATGTCAAGAAAAATATTATCATGAAAGTTATGAAGTATCACCAGATAATTTTACTAATAGTAGCAGATGTCCTTATTGTAATAATCGTAATGGTAAAATTCATAAATTAGATTCTCTTGGAACAATATACCCAGATGTATTTAAATTTTGGTCAGATAAAAATGAAAACTCTCCATATGAATATGCTCCTATGAGTCATCAATATGTTTGGTGGAAATGTCCAGATGAAAAACATGAAGATTATTATAGACTAATATCTTCTTCATCAATTCGTGATTTTAGATGTCCAGAATGCCAATGTTCAACAGGTGAGATTGAAGTTGGTAAGAAATTATTGAATAAAGAAATTTACTATATCCCACAAAAAACATTTGATGGTCTGATTGGTCTAGGTGGAGGTTTATTATCTTATGACTTTTATATTCCTAAAATAAATCTTTTAATTGAGTATCAAGGTGAAATGCACGAAAGATTTGTCAGAGGAATACATAAATCAATTAAAGACTTTGAAAAACAAGTAGAACATGATAGACGAAAAAAAGAATACGCAGAACAAAACAAATATAATTTTCTCGAAATATGGTATCAGGATTTTGATAATATAGAAGAGATTCTTACAAAAGAATTAAATCTATTAGAGGAAGTGATGCTTATGATCTAGTGTTTGTTAAGAATGTTGGAGAAACAGTAGTTAGTAGTGGATTTAGGATTCAGGTAAAGAGTTTGTTTTAGGGTGGTGATTGGGTAATTAATATAAATATTTTCAGTCTAGAGGTGGTGTATTGAAATAGAAAAATCTTTCAAATTTAAACATATAGAAAATAATCTTGTAAAGTTATTATCTCTATTGCTTGGTAGTCAAAATATCTCAAAATATATTTATCATTTAGTAGATGACCCTTTATCTGAATCTGACGTAACAGAAGACTTAATGGTAAATGGAAATATAATATTAACTCTATTTGATGAAACAGTATTAACAAATTCTCAGGTTAAAGTATTCTTAAATCCATTTAATGGTTCTCTTAAATCAATGCCACTTTCTGACATAGTTTTTACTTTAGACATAATTGTACCAAATCTCTATTGGAAGTTAAATGGTATGGGACAATTGAGACCATACAGAATAAGTGATGAATTTGCACAATTAGTTGACGGACAAAAGGTTGCTGGCTTAGGAGAAGTAAATATTACTAATTTCAAAGCATACAAAGTTAATGAAACTTACTCTGGATTAACTTTATTTATTGAAGTTAATTCTTCAACTTTAAAAGGACTGAGATAAATGGCAGAACTTAAATATATTTTTGCTCAACCTGATTATGTGGAGGGAATTGATAAAGATAATCCAATATGTATTTATCCAGTCAGATTAAAAGATTATGATAAATTTAGTGAAGTATCACATCTTTTACACATATCTAAGAATCATTTTGAAAATATAGAATATCCTTTGTTGCTATTAATTTTTAGCAGTTTGCCACATTTGCAATTAACACAAGAAGAATTAGTAAAAAAATTAGAAGATATTTTTTCCATTACAACTAGACAAGATGTTAAATTTATATCAAATGGACAAATAGAAGGATTTATAATAGGTAACTCTAATATTATCACAATTTATAATTATGAAGAAATTAGGAATATAATTCTAAAACAAAATCTAATACATGAACAAAAAATATATAAAACAAAAATTATGAATGATTGGGCACAAAAAGCTTTAAAAGCAAAACAAAAAAACGCTTCTAAAATTTTAATGGAAGATATAATTACCACTGTTTCAGTTGGTACTGGTAAAAATTATTCAGATTTGGAGAATTATACAATCTATCAGATTTATTCTGATTTTTATAGGTTAAGAAAAATGGTAGAGTATGATACAAATGTTCAATTTAAGTGTGTTGGTGCAGATTTAAAACTTGATGATTATGCTGAGGATTTAGACATTTTTCATAATCCTTATGATGATTTATTTGTTAGTTCAGATAAATTAGGTGGATTAAATAAAGCACTGAAATAAAAAGGGGGAATTATACAATGTCAAAAAAATTAGTTTGCGACGTATTTGATGCGGTTATGATCGATAATGTGGATGGTAGTGTTGCTGGAACAACTACATTACAAAGTGCAAATATTGATATAGCTGTTTCTGAAGTTGAAATTAGAGCAGGTAAAGGAAATTCTTTACAGGCCACTCTCCACGTACAACGTGATATTAGTGTAGATTTAACAGATATTGAGTGGAAACCTGAATGGATTGCTAAACAGCTTGGCACATCTGTTACTACTGGTGCAGGGGTTGGTTATGCTATGCCAAAATGGTATGAAGTAGTTGATTTAGATGGTACAGGAGCCGGAACTGCTTTGGGTTTTACTCTTGAAAAAGAGCCTTTAGCATCTGCTAGTGGACTATCTATTTATAACGAAGATGGAGCAATTATTGCGGTTACTACTAATTATACCATTGCCGCAAAAGTTGTAACAGTTGTTACTGCTGGTGTTGAGGTTGGTGATTTATATGAAGTGAGAACATATAAATATACTACTCCTGTTACTACTCAAACACTTACAATGGAAAGTGATAAATTTTCTCATGGTGTTACATTAGTTCTTTCTACTTTTGAAACAGATGAAAACGAATCCAATCCATTTGAATTGCAATATCAATTTACAAACGCTATTCCTAATGGTAGTTTCCAAATTCAGACATCATCTGAGAAAAAGGCGGCAACACAGAATTTGAAATTAAAGGTTATTAAACCAGCTACGACTACTGTTGTTGGAAAATTGCTTAGAATTCCTTTGTCTTAGTTGAGCAATAAATAATTACATATGGTTTCTTATAGGTTTGCGCGAGTTTATGAGAGTAATTAAAAGAGACTACGATTCTGATAAGTAGTCTCTTTTCCCATTTATTCCTTTAAATCAGAAAGAGGAGATGTTGAAAATGTTAATGACAAAAGAAATTGAAATAACAATCGTAGCTTTCACAGTAAAATATTATAAGAATTTAGGATATAAAATACCAACAACTATTAATGATAAAGGCAAAGAGAAATTCATATTAAATAGTAAAATAATAGTAAAGATAGAAGATTTACCACTTGGAAGTCATGAAAAAGTTCATGTAAAATGTGACTTATGCGGAAAAGATATATATCCTCATTATGATATGTATAACCGTTCGGTAAAAAAATATAAAGAAAACAATATTGATTCATGCGACGAGTGCAAAAGCGAAAAAACAAAACTTATGCAAATTGTTAGAAATAAAACCATGTTAAATGAAAATGGACATGGATATTGGTGTGATAAAGATAATTTAATTAAAGAGTTTAATAAATACTATAAACAATATGGTACATTCTCTGAAATGAATAAAAACAGTTACGGGACTTCTATAATAAATGGATTACAAAAACATGATGAAAATATTACATCAATGGCATTGCAATTGGGTTATTCAATTCAAGATTTTGGTAGAATCCCGTATGGATGGTATGATGATTTTGATATTTTTAAAGAGGATATGATTGATCTTATTAATAAATATGGTAGGTTTCCAACTTCATTAGAAATTCAAAAATGTTTAAGAATTGGTTCATTAGTAATTAAAAAACATGGTGGCATGCAAGAAATAAAAAATAAATTAAATTACGATAGAGACAATAATCTTTTAGATGATAATAATTATCACAACGCATCATCCTATGAATATATAATTGCACAATTTTTAATACATAATACCAATATAAAATATGATAGAAATGTAATTATTTCATTAGAAGATGGTAAATTTAACTGTGATTTTAGAACTATTATTGATGATAATATTGAAAATAATTATCTTTGGATAGAAGCATGGGGAGGTTATGGAGAAAGTAAATTTAAAGGAGAATATGATAAGACTCACAATATAAAAATGAACATTTATAACAAATATAGTTACAAACTCATTAGTCTATATCCAAAAGATTTTGCCAACAAATCATATGAAGAAATACAAAATATGCTCCGTGAAAAATTCAAACCTTATATGGATTTAAAATTCAAATATATAGACAATAAATTATTAAATACTAGTACATATAAAAATAGAACAGATAATGAGATTCTAGAAGAATTTATGAGTTATTCTAGTGATGGATTTTACTTCCCATCTGATAAAAATGTGCAAAAATTAAATAGTAAATTGTATACAGAAGTTTACAAAAGATTTGGAAATTTTAGCAAAATGGCAGAAAAATTTAATATGAGAGACAGGTTAAACTTCAAACCCAATGGATATTGGTCAGAAGAACGGTTGTTGGATTATTTAATTAAAATTCATAATAAATATGGTAAATTTTTATCAATGGCAAAAGTTAAAGAAAATAAAGAAGTATGTGATATTTGTAAAGAATTATACAGTGGGTTTGATAAAGTGTCAAAATATGGTGGTAAGATCCTTATGGAATTAAAATTTTTACATATTTATTTAAATAAAATTAATGATTATGATTTATTATATTTAAATAAAATAATTAAAGGGACAATTAGTATCAAGCCACAACACCAACTCCTAGCAAAACAAATCCTAGAAAAATACAATAACCAACAATTAATTATAAGTAATAGCTAAACTTATAATTACCCATCACAACATCAAAATAAGAGGAAAGACAGACAAAACCAAATTGTCTTTCTTTCCTCATTTTTTTTACTATTTCCATCCAAACCATCCAAATCCAAATAAATCACTGATTTTATACTAAATATCAACTTTTATCGGATATTTTGGCTTACGAAAGTCGCTTGTAGCAATGGATATTTTGCAAAAGATTGAATCTCATTCTTTAATTAGAATGAGATTTTATGTGTTGCAAAGTTGTGATGCAAATATATAAGTGAAAGGAGGAAATTATGTTGACGGAAAAAGAACAAGAAAGATTTGTTTATATTTACAATCCTACCCAAGCATCGTTCTATATGGAAAATGGAATTATGGCAAAATCAACAGGAGTGCATCCAGAAACAAAAAGAGTTTGGTACAAGTTTAGTTTTTCTGAGAGCACAAATGTCTATGACGCATGGTGTAGTAGAAAGAAATAATTATGAGTGAACTAATAATAAACGTAATAAAATTAAATGTGAAAGAAGGAATTTTTAATGAAAAAGAATAATAATAGCAAAAACAATGAGTTGATGATTAAAGGCAAAACTAAAGTATGTGGTATTGAGGTTCATAATATTTATGGTGGGTTTAGTGGTAATCAAAAAGTTATGTTAGCAAAAACAGTTGCAATTATTCATGATAGGGAATTAAAGCATGTAAATGAATTAATAAATAAGAATCTAAAAAACGAATATTTTAAAGTTGGAATTGATTATATTGATTTGAAAAAGTCGGTCGGTTCAAACGACTCACTTTTAGAGTTAGGATTTAATAGACAATCTATAGCTAACGCAAAAAATATATACCTTTTATCTCAACAAGGATACACGACTTTATTAAAATTACTTGATTCGGAATTAGCAATGGAACAATATAAAATAGTTGTTAGAGATTATTTTAAGTTGAGAGAGTATAAAGAATCTATACTATATCTTACTCAAGCAGAATTAGATCAATTAGTTGTTAGAAAAGATGGGATCATTAGGCGTAATAGAGAAACAAAGTCTATATCAACATTTATCCAAAATGGTGAATTACCAAATAATCGAAAATCATATTCTTCTGTTACGAATACTACATATGATATTTTATTTGGCATGTACGCAAAAGAAATAAAGGAATATTTAAATTTAAAACAACAAGATAATCTCAGAGATTTCCTTTCAACTCCAGACTTATCAGTAATTAGAGAGATTGAAGATGAAATACATTGGATGTGTAAGAAAGGTTATACTTGGAGAGAAATTTATAGGGATTTAGTAAAAGAATATCCTGATCAAATTGAACCAGTTAAAGCAGAGAAGTCTATTAAAGAGTTAAAGAAAGCAAAGAAATTTGCTATAGATAGTAATGAGTTTAAGAAGTTGACTTAGGTTTGAATTAATAGGGTTAATTAATAAAATATAATATAACAAAGGCATGACTGAATTATCGGTTGTGTCTTTGTTTGTATTTGTGATGATTTGAGTAATTGGAATTAATATAAAATTGAATTAAGGAAATTAGGAGTGAGAGATATAGGAAATCAAGTTTTAATAACTTTAGATAAAAACACATTAGATGAATATAACAAATATTACTTTGCTAAATATCCAAGAAGAAAAGTTGCACCAATCAAGAAACCTATTCCTCCTTCATTAAATGAATATATTTCTATGATTAGAATGGCTCAGAATACACTTAAAGGTAAATATAAGGAATTTTCTATTTGGTTGGCAGAACATTATAAAATAAATAATCTCAATTTAGATAATGCAATTATTACATATACATTTTACTTCAAAACTCATATAAGACACGATTTTGATAACCTTATGTTAACTCCTAAATTCTTGAACGATGGATTAGTTGAAGCAGGAGTTTTTAAGGATGACTGTGGAGAGTTTTTGAAGTTAGAATTTGATCCATTTCAATATGATAAGTTAAATCCTCGCGTGGAAATGATTTTAGAATGGTAATAAAATAAATTTAATCAATTATAGAACTCAGGCACTTCATTTATATGAGAATGAGGTGCTTTTTGTTGTGTGATTGATTATTTTGATTGATTTGCACAGATAAGTGGGATAGAATCTGCAGTTCGATAAGGGATAATTTGCCTTAATTTATCCTTTCCTCTTAATTCTCTTTTTTGGATTAAGGCAGTAATTAAAGAAACGAAAGGCGGTAATAAAAGATGTTAGAGAATATTGAATTAAAAAAGACTAATAAAATGTTTGAGGAATTGTTCAGGTATAATAAGAAATCAGGAATATACATGATAACAAATATAATTAATGATAAAAAATATATTGGACAGTCTAGAAATCTATGGAAACGTATTAGAGAGGGACACGTTGGTAAATTGAGAACAAATTTACATTATAATATTCAGAACGCTTGGAATAAATATGGGGAAGATAATTTCAAATTTGAGATTATAGAAGAATGTGTGAACAACAGTGAGTTAAAAACAAGAGAACAATATTGGATGGATTATTATAAAAGTTATAATAAGGATGTTGGTTACAATATTAGAGGAAAAGCAGACAATAATCATGGTTATTTAGAATCAGAAGAATTAAAGAAAATAAAAAGTGAGCGAATGAAAGGTGAAAACAATTATATGTATGGGAAAACTCATACTGATGAAGTAAAAAGAATTATAGCTTTAAACACAATGAAAAAAGTATACCAATTAGATTTAAGTGGAAATCTTTTAAATACATTTGAAAGTTCAACTGAAGCAAGTAATGTTTTAGGTTTATGCGCTGAAAATATAAGAGCATCTCGTCAAGAAGTAAATGCAACTTATTCTGGATACATATGGTTAGGAGAAGAACAATATAACTCACCAAATAGGGACGATATTATTCAGAGGAGAATAATAAAAAATAACGGAAGACGTAAAGCAGTATATCAGATAGATTTAAATAATAATATTATTAATGAATATAAAGGTGTACGAGAAGCACAAAGAATGACAAATATTTTTAATATTGGAAGTGTTGTCATTGGGAGGTTAAAAACAGCAGGTGGGTTTAAGTGGATTTATAAAGAAGATTATAAAAATGTAAGTGCTTAATAGACAATAAAATAAAAAGGATGGTGATAATTATTCCTAGAGAAACATTTAAAAAACAAATAACTTCTCCAGAACTAACAGCACAATTTAATCCTGAAAATGTAAAATTGGTTAATAGATTTCTAAAATACAAAAACACCTCAAAGAGCGATGGTACTGTAACTGGCTATACATCGGACTTGAATATCTTTTTCACTTGGAATTTATTGGAAAATGATAACAAGTTATTTACGGATATGAAGAAAATTGAGTTTGCAGATTTCTTTAGTTATGGAGTAGAAGAATTACATTGGAGTGCTAATAGATTTAGTAGAATTAGGTCTGCTTTGAGTTCATTGTCAGAGTTCATTGAAAGATTTTATGATGAAACATATGTTAATTATCGTAATATTGTGCTAAAAGCAGTAGATTTAATGCCAAAGTCTCCTGTTAGAGAAAAGACAATCCTATCCGAAGAACAGATTGATTATTTATTGGATCATTTGAAAAACACATTAAAAAGACCACAAGAGGCATGTCTTTTGGCATTAGCTATTAGTTCAGGAGCAAGAGTTAGCGAATTACTTAGGTTTAAAACATCTATTATTGATGAAAATAATATTGCATGGGACTTATTTTTAGAAACCTTAAAGCCAATAAAAACGAAAGGTTTTACAAAACAAGGCAAACCACTAATAAAATACATAGTGAAAGATATATTTCTACCATATTACAATGATTGGTTAATTGAAAGAGAAAAAGTTATGAAGAAATATAATATGGATCATGACTCTATTTTTATAACAAGAGATGGCAAACCTGCAACAATACATACTATTAGGGGTTGGATTGAAAAGTGGGATGATTTTATGGAAGATTCGATATATTTCCACAATTTTCGACATTATACAGTCACATATTTAACAAAAATAGGTTTAGAATCCGATTTTATTATTGAAATTATGGGATGGTCGTCAAGTGAAATGTATCGAATTTACAATGATTTAACAGCAAAAGATAGACAATGGAAAGGTTTAGATAAACTTAAAGCTCATTTAGATAATAAAGAAGTTATTGAAGAAGAGGATAAAGTTGAAGAAGATAAATAAATTATAAAAATAATAGGGATTAAAATTACAAATTAATCCCTCCTCCTTCCACCCAACCCATCATCCCCAACAAAATAAAAGGACATTTTCATAGGATATTTAACATCATGAAAGTGGCCTGTAGCAAGGGTTTTAGGATTTATAAGATTCCATAAATATAATAATTTAAAAATAATTTAAGATAGATTAAAACACCTTGAGATAATTAAGGTGTTTTTTGATGTGTCTTAAATATGACACAAAATTAGCAGGATAGACTGATCATCGAAAAACACAAGCCTTAGTGTTTCCTGCTTTTCTTTATTAAATTAAGGCAAAATAAAATATACACAATATTGAAAGGCGGTATTAAACAATGAAAATTAAATTAATTATGGACAAAGTAAATTATCAAACTAAACCCAGTACAGACATTGGAGCAATTATCAACAGAATGAAAATCGAAAACGTAAAAGAGTATTCTATTGAAGAAATTAAGAAAAGTGTATTAGATGGTAAAACTATTAGACCATCCTATTGTGGAGGGCAAGAAACAGATTGGATATCACAGCAAGTATTTATGATTGATATTGATAATAAACCTGTAAAGCCTAAGAAAATGTCTGATAATGATTATGAAATATTAACAGAACAATATCTTAAAGAAAATCATAGAACATATGAAGAAATAATTGAACATTGTAAAGAGATAAATATAATACCAAATTTCATTTATACTTCTTTTAATCATAAAGAAAACCACCATAAAATGAGATTAGTATTTGTACTAGATAAAGTTATAACTGATGAAAATACAGCAAAAAGAATATTATTATATTTAATGGAATCTATAGGGGAAGTAGATGAAACATGTAAGAATCTTAATAGAATATTCTTTGCAGGTAAAAATATAGTATTTGATTCTGGTAATATATTAAATAGTAATTATATTATAGAGTTATCTAAAGATATTGTATTAGAGGATTCTAAACCTATAAAGGTTAAAAGTAATAAAATAAATAATAATAATAAAAGTAATAATAAGGGTAAAAGTCTTATGGAAAAGTATCCTAAACTCTATAATAAAGATTATAAGATTAAGGATATTGTGAGAGGGTTAAGGGTGACTAATATATATACTTATAGAAGTTACTCCTTTAATTTAATAGTCACCCTTTCTCAACGGTTCGGAAACCCCTCTCGCGCCAAGGTTTTAGGCAATCCCAAACCTTCTTCCTCCATAAAAGAGAGATATAATATTAAAGCATTGATAAATAGGGAAGCAGAATATTTACAAACTAGTTTAAATTGCGATCCTATAGTTTTTGATAATAAGGAAGATTTTTGGTATCACATTTATTATAACATTAATATGGCTGAATTATTAGAGTTTAAATATCCTTCATCAGTTAAATGTCTATTTCACAAAGATAGTAATCCGAGTGCAAGTATATTTCAAACCAATGAAGGAAAATGGCTTTATAAATGTCATAGTGGTAAATGTGGAGTATCTATGAATACTAAACAATTGATTGAAAAACTTGGTGGTTTTAAGAGTGAATATAGAGCAATAGAATTTATAAAAACTATATTTAATTTATCTATTAAAGAAACTCAATGGAGTATTGAACAAAAGACAAATCTCGATTTAATTATTAATACTATGAATTTAAATAAGTTTATGGATTTATGTCCTCAAACAGACAAAAATATAAGATATGTTAAAGAATTATTCTTAGTAATGGCAGGAATAGCTCAAAATAATATTTATGGTGAAAATTATATGAATTCAGATGGAGATGCTGTATTCTTTGTTTCATTAGGAGAATTAGCTAGAATTACTAAAACGGCAGCAAACAATCTAAAAAGAATAAGTCAAAGACTTGCTGTTTTGACGTATCATGATTTAATAAGGAAATTAGATGATGATAAAATTCCTCCAAAAATGCTTGCTAAAGCTCAAGCAATTGCTATAGCAAATAAAACAACTCAGAGAGTAAGTTTCTATTCTATCCCTTCATGGGTATTTGATCAACTTAACAATATTGAATCCCAAGGAGTTAAATGGAAACAAAATGGATATACAGTAAAAGGTACTTCATATGAGATGTTTTATAGAACAGAAGGATTAGAAGTTGCACAAAATATTTATCCTCAATATAAAAAGGTTGCTTCTAAAGATATTGATTATGAAACAGGAGAAATAATAGAATCGGTTAAGGATAGAACCACAACTAAGAAGAGTGATGAACGAGTTGAGAATATTGTTTCAGTTGTTGAGAAATTAGTAAGTGAAAATAATTATACAACTGAAAAAGAAATTGTATTATATTTGTCTAAAGAATATAGATGGGAAGTTACTAATATTCAACTTCGTAAAATGCGTGGAGAACTTGAAAAGTTAGGATACATAAGAGTTAGGGCAAATAAGGAATTAAAAGAAGAATATATGGTTCAAAGTAATGGGTATCCCGTGATTATTTGTAAAAAGAAAGATGAGGTTTAATTTATATCTAATAAAACCAATAAATAAAATAATGTCGAAACATATCACAATAAAAATCTTCCTATTTCCTCCTTTTTACTGTATAATAAACACAACAAACAAATCCAAATAAAGAATAAAAAGTAAAGGGAGGAAAACAATATGAAAAAACTATTTCCCAAAAAACTACTCTCAACAATTTCCACAATCACATTATCATTGACATTATCCCTATCCCTACTACTAACCCCAATCCTAACATCTCCCATATTAGCATCAGAGGTAAATTCGCCACAATTAAATTCTATATCATTATCAACAAAAACAGTAAAACCCTCAAAAATTACTCTAAATTGCAAAACAACAACCCTAAACACAGGTTTAACCACAACATTAATCCCCACTATATCTCCTTCCAATGCTACAAATAAATCAGTAACTTGGAAATCAAGTAATACTAAAATTGCTACAATAAACTCTTCAGGTTTAATAACTGGAATCAAAGCAGGTAAATCCACTATCACAGTAACTACAGTAGATGGTAAGAAAACTGCCAAATGTACTGTAACTGTAAAAACTGCTCCAATTACTACTATCACATCTATTTCTGATATTACACAAACTATAAATCAAAATGATGATTATACTTTACCATCAACAGTTGTTGCTGTAATGTCTGATAATTCAACCAAACAATTACCAATTACATGGAATCCTTCTAATGTAAATACAAGTAACTCAGGGACATATTATTTTTATGGAAAAGTTATTGGATGGAATGATGATGTAAAATTAACATTGACAATAAATGCAACTGCTCCTACAATCCAAGATACTCAAAGATTGGTTTTAGGAAAATGGATGACTGATACTAAAAGGACATCATTTGAATTTTTCAATGATGGTACAGTAGAACATATATATTATTTACCTAATTTTGAACCTAGTTTGAAATATGAATCAAATTACACATTTAGCAGTCCAACTAGAATCAAAATACAAGAAATCAAATATTATAATTATACTTTTTCAGAATGGACGAATACTAGCACAATTATAACAAGTGATATAGCTGTTGATAATACTAAGTTGAAATTCATAAGATGGAATTCTAATGGAGATTTAATATTGAATAGGGTGTAATATTTATATTTATTGGTTTGTTATTTTAGACTTCTGATTATTCAGGAGTCTTTTTATAGTTATAAAATCAATTTACAAGCGTGTGAGGATTGTCTGTGTTAAGTCAGAAATTGTTTTTGGTATGATTGTATGGGTCTGATTGATTTTGTGGATTAGAATGGATTTGTGATAAAATCAACAAGAGAAAAGAGACTCTAATCCACTAGAGTCTCTAAATAATTATTTATTTATTCATTTAAACAACTTCGTGCAATTTATACATTTCTTGCACTAAAACATCAACCTCGCTTTCGTATAATTTACATGCAATATCATAGAGCTCAGTCATTTTACCCATAATTTCTTCCACATAGTCTAATTTATTTCTCATTTGAGGACTATGAGTTTTATTATAAGAATTTAGCCTAGAATTTAAATCAAGATGGTATTTTAATTCAAAATTTTTATAAAGTTCTGACCATCTATCATTAAAGTTACTGCATTTCATTACTACTCGATTAAGGATTTGTCTTTTATCTGCTAAAGAAATATCATCTACTAATCCAGAAATTACTTCAGATTTATAATCAATTTCTTGTTTTTGCTCTGTAATTATCTTTTGTTTAATTTCTGCATTTTGAAGCAATCCTAACATTATTCCTTTTACATTATCATCTAAGGTATCGAAATATGTATTGACTATTGTTTCTGGATCAGCGATATAGCCTCCTGTCTTACGAATAGTAGGAAGAACTTCATCAAATATCCATGATTCAAATTGTTCAGCAGAAGGTAATTCACTACTTGCTATAAGTCTATAAATATCTCCTTCAGGAATGATATTTACTTCAATTGTCTTTGTTTTACTTTGAGGATGAGGTAGGTTGTGTTTCGACACCCACTTACAATGACGCTTAATTGCGTTAATTGTATCTTTATATCCAAGTGCTGTAGCGACATCTTTTGCTACAAAGAATATTTTGCCTTTAATATCCACTGTTCTGATTTGACCGAATTCCTCACTGTTGAAAATTTGTAAATTGTTTGTCATATTTTTAATTACCTCTTTCTTTTAATTTAATTATTTTTGTATTTGTATTGTTTGACTTACAAGGCTGATGAAATTTTTACACTCCTTAAAGGTAGGGTATACCTTGCCCTCTCCTTTCTATTGTACTCCTTATGTATCTATTACTCTGGCCCATCTCGAATGATAATATCCACTCCTTTCTGTCTTCTTATATTATAGCATGATGGAATGAGGTTTGTAAAGTAAGAAATAAATATATTTTAAGAAGGTGGAAATCATAATAAAACTTTAGAAAGCAACTGAAGCAGAAGGCGAATATGCAGATAAGATTAGAGAAGAGTTGTTGAGAAAACCATCTGTTGGAGCAATTGAAAGGAATAAGAGGGCACAAGAGTTGTTGAAGAAATTGAGACGTTAAGTTTTTAGTTTGGTTGTTAAAATATATAAATAAATATATTAATTTTATTGACTTACTTTCTATTATTTGGTATAATTCAATTATCAAATAATATTGAGAGAGGATAGATTGTTTTTATGAAGATGGTTAGATCATCAAGAGGTAAAGGAAAAACAACTAAGACTAATAAATCTAGAGTTAAACCCAGAGTAAAAACAAAATTATGGAGAGGAGGAGTAAAAATGAACTCTGCAATAAAATCAGTTTCAGAAGAAGATGTTCAATTAACGTGTTTAACTGAAATTAGTAACATAATGCAGTCGGCAATTAAAAAGAAGGGTCTGACTTACGAGCAAGTAGATAAATCTTATGGATTGGTGAGGAAACACAATGTTAAACGAAAAAATTAAAGTCGTAATTGACACGAATGTTTTTCTTCATGGTATGGATCACAGAAATATTAACTCTGTAAAAATTATGAAACTAATTGAACAAAGAAAATTGGAATTATTTTTTGCTCAAGATACAATTGGAGAATTAGTATGGGGTATGAAAAATTTTGTTAGATATAATATTGACGATATAAAAACTAGAGTTATTGTATTACAAAATTTAATGACTTTATTTTATTATGGAAATTCAGTTAATACATTGGAAGTTAAATGTGAAAAAATTAATGATGATACTGATGAAATGTTTTTGAAAACAGCTATTAGAGGAGAAACTGAATATTTAATCAGTAACGACCTTGATAGTGGTATGCATTATGTTGATATTAGTGGCGTAAAAGTTGTAAACTCTGAAGATTTTATTAAAATGTATGAAGAATTGTTGGTTGGATAGATTTTGATTGATAGTTTTACAGGGGATAAAAATTGAGAGTAATTAACTCAATGGGCAAACTCCACCCTCCTCTGTATTTTATATATTTTTGATTTGTTAAGTGGAGTAAATAAAATATTGGAGGTAGAAAAAATGAGTAAAAATAATAAAAAATTTACATATGAAGAAGTTAAGAAAATTGTTAATGATTTAGGGTTTGAATTAATTAGTAAGGAATATTTAAATATAAAAGATAATCTTATTTTAAAAGATAAGGATGGATATTTTTATACATGTAGTTTTGACAGTATTAAACGAAATCATACTCCGAATAAATTTAGTGTATCTAATTCATACACAATTAAAAATTTAAAGAATTGGATAAAAATAAATAATAAACAATTTGAATTAATTAGCGATAAATATTTAGGTAGTCACAATAATCTAATATTTAAAGACTATGAAGGATATTATTTTATGATGTGTTCTGATAATTTACTGCATGATAATTTTCCTAGTAAATTTGGAAATCATAATCCTTTTACTTTCCAAAATATTAAATTATGGTTACAACTAAATAATATTCCGTTACAAGTGGTTAGTAATGAGTGTTTAACAACAACACAAGTTTTAATATTTAAAGACTATGAAGGATATTTTTATATAAGTAATTTTAATAACCTGAAAAGCGGATACAAACCAGATAAATTTAATAAATCTAACCCATATACTATTCAGAATATTAAATTATGGTGTAAATTGAATAATAAACCTTTTGAATTAATTAGCAAAAAATATTACGGCAACGTCAAAAAACTCAAATGGCAATGTTTAAAAGAAGAATGTAATGAAATATTTGATATGAATTGGGGAGATATCTCACAAAATAATGGTTGTCCTTATTGTGCAGGAGTGAAAGTAGGACTTTCTAATTGTCTAGCAATAAAGAATCCAAAACTCACTACAGAGTGGCATCCAATACTAAATGGTTCTTTAACACCTTGGGAAATTACTAGTGCAAGTGGTAAAATGGTATGGTGGCAATGTAAAAAAGGACATGAGTGGAGAACAAGAGTAGTAGATAGGAGCAAAGATAAGAATTGTCCATATTGCTCTAAATATGGAACACTTGCTTCTAAAGAATATAATTTGCTATTAATAAACCCTAGCCTTTGCGAAGAATGGAATTATGAAAGAAATCCTAAAAGACCAGAAGAATACACACCTGTGAGTGGTCAATATGCTTATTGGAAATGTAAAGAGTGTAATAATGAATGGAGATCACAAATAAGTAATAGGACAAATGGTAATGGATGTCCAGTTTGTAGTGAATCTAAAGGAGAAAAAGAGATTGATAAAATTCTTATAAATAATAACTGGGTTAAAATTATTCAAGATGAGTTTGACAATTTAAGTAATTTTGACAAATGTGATATAAATTATTTTATACAACAAAAAACATTCGATGGTTTACGAGGAGTTGGTAATGGTTTATTGTCTTATGATCATTATTTGCCAAATATTAATCTTTTAATAGAGTATCAAGGACAATACCATGATGGGACAGTATCAAATCAAACGGAAGAAGAATTTATGATTCAAAAAGAACACGACAGACGCAAAAAAGAATATGCAGAACAGAATGGATATAATTTCTTAGAAATATGGTATTGGGACTTTGAAAATATTGAAAGCATTTTAGAAAAATATTTATTAAATATGAGTACAATCATTGAAAATATCGTATTAGTATAAATAAAAACAAAAGAAAGAAGGAAAGTAAAATGGCAAACAATAAAAAACTTACTCTTAGTGCAGTTCATAAGGAAAATTCTAAATTTAATGAGAAAACAGTAGTTCCTCTTATGGATGGAAAATATGAAATGGTAGTAAATAAATATTTTAAGAAAACAGATATACCTAAATTAATAGGTGAATATATGTCAATTAATGAACAACTAAAAGAAAGTGGAACAAATATTGATGAATATACTGATAGTATTTATTTATTCCATATTTTAATTGTTAAATTCATGACTAATATTCCCCTTCCAGAAGATGCGGTAAGTTTAATTGCTTATATATATGAATTAATTAACTTGAATTTATTAAGTGAAATTATTGATGCTTTGCCAAAAGAAGAAGTTGATAAAGCAAGTGAATGGATTAAAGAAGTATTACATAAAATTCCAGAAGTAACCCCACAGATTATGGAAATGATTGTAAATAAAATGAATGTAGAACAAATAGTTGATGTAAACGATAATGTCGATAGTACAGTAATTTAAATATTAATATCATTTGAGAGTAACTTATTTATATTTGTTACTCTCTTTATTTACAATAAGCAATTTTTAAGGAGTGGTTTAATGTCCGTTTCTGGAGCGATTGATAATTTATTAAAATCAAGCAGTTTTATTAATCAGTTGAAAGCCATACAAGCGATTGCTGTTAGTGAATTACAGCAAGCAGTGAATGAAACAATATATGTTATTCCTGCATCTCCTAACTACGAGCGCACATTTTCCCTATTAAACAGTATAACCGCAGGAGATTTAATTGTTACATCAACTTCAATCCAATTTAAAGTATATTTTGACCATGAGAAAATGAGGCATACATCTCTATTTGGATCTACTAAATTGGGTATTGTCAAAGGAGCTTATGTTGATATTGAAGATTGGATGAATGATGGTTTTTCGTGGGGAGGAGTATGGGAAGGAGTTAATGATAGATTTCACGACAGAAGTGCGTCTCACTTTATGGAAAAGGCAATCGTAAAAATACAGGCAGATATAGTTGCAAGAGTTAAAACGGCAATTAATATAGAGGTCAGAAAATTAAATAGATTCAAGTAAATTCATTGTATTTAATTATGCAATATCATATACTATAAATAGTAATAAGTTACAGGATGTGATATGATGCAAAAATCAAAAATTCATATTGGAGACATTATTGGTTGTATAATAATACTTTTTGTAATCTATTGTATAATATCTCAATTATATACTAATATTAAAAAGAGTTCCAATCAAAGTAAATTACAAAAATATTGCAATTCAAATCCTAACAATTATATACAAGATATGGAAGATCAAGAGAAAATTCAAGATTTAAAGAAAAACATTCAAAGTAAATTTGAAGAACAGAAATTATATCAATAAAGTAAATCATTTTACCTCTCATTATGGGGGGTATTTTATTTGCCCTATTCTTGTGTATAGGGTTTATTTACTATCCCATAAAACTAAAAACGAGAGGTGGTTAAACTATGGCAGATGATTTTTCAGGTATTCTTATAAAAATAGATATTGCAAATTCACAAAAAATAATTAATACACAAATGACGGAAATTCAAAATTGGTTTAAGAATAACCATAATTTAAAAATAGATTTAAACATTAGTGATAGTGCATTAAAAGGATTAGAAAAACTAGGTAAAGAATTTGGAAATACAACGAATGGAATTCGTAGTGGTTGGAAAGATATTACCAGAGATATAGAAAAATTAAACAATATAAAAAACATAAAAATAGATATGGTTGAGAAGGATGGTATTTCAACTGCAGTTAAAAAGGTTGGCGAACTTAAAACTGCTACAGGTGAGACACTTCAAATTACTCAAAAATTAGTTAATATTCAAGATGAGGCTGGAAAAGTTATTGGTCAAAAATGGGTTGAATCCACTAAACAAATTCAAAAACTAAATCAAGATACAATAAATAAAATGGGGCAAGATTTAGCTAAGTTTAAAGCAGAATTTCAAAATAATGTTTTAAAATTAAACGGAAGCAAATCAAGTTCTTTTATAGATAAAAGTGCTTTAAACGAATTAAAAGCAGAACTTGGTGGTATGGATATTGGTAATTTTAAAGTACCTCAAGACTTAAAAGCTAAATTGGATGAAATTAAATCTTCTTTTGATACGATAAAAATATCAGCAGATAATGCGTCAAAAGGTACGGTTAAAAACTATACTGAAACTACAGAAGCGATACAAAAAGAAATTAGTTCAATAGATAGACTAATTAAAGAATATAGGGCAGCAAAAATTAGTGCTACAGAGTTTATGGATGCCGGATTAAAAATATACAATAGTGGTAAATTATCTGGAAATACTAATGCTGAATTAGACCAAAGAATTAAATTACTAAACGTATTGAAAACTGCTCAAAAAGAATATGATTCAGTAATTAATCAAGAAGGTAAAACAAATAGTAGTATTTCTAATAATGTTTACGCACAACAAAAACAAGCATTAGAAGGAGTTTATTCACTTTTAAAACAGAAAATGGACGCAGAAAAGAAAGGTCAAACAGAGTTAACTGCCCAATTACAAGAACAATTGAAAATTGAAGGACAAAAATATGCTCTTGCTACTAAAAACATTAAATCAGGAGGATTAACGGATTCTTCAAGAGAGATTGAATTATTAAACACAAAACTTTCTTTACAAACAGAATTAAATAATAGAAAAACAAAAGAAGTTGATATTACACGCCAAAACAATCAAAATAACGCATATGCACAATTGGAGCAGTCTTTAAAGAATATATTAGATTTATCTAGTAAAAAGATGGATGCAGAAAAAAAAGGGTATGCCGAATTAACTTCTCAATTGCAAGAACAAATTAGATTAGAAGGACAAAAATACGCTACTGCTAGACAGGATACTAAATCAAATGGATCATCTAATTCTTCTAGAGAAGTAGAATTTCTTAACCTAAAGAATACATTGCAAGCTGAATATAATAACAAAAAGGCAAAAGAAGGAGATATTTCTCGTCAAAATGCATTAGATAATCAACATTGGTTAAGTATCCAACAACAAGATTTTGCATCTCAAACTACGAAATTTGCACAACAAAAATCAGGGTTGTATAATACGTCTGAATTCGAGAGACTTCAAAGAGAAATGTCGGCATTAACCCCTACCACAGAAAATGTTAGACAAAAAGTAGATAATTTAAAGGCATCTTTTAGAAGTTTAGATGCGGAAGCAGTCTCAAATGGTTTAAATAATGCTAATAAGTCAGCAATGTCTTTTGGAGAATCCATCCAGGTCGCAGCTTATAAAATGGGAATTTGGTTAGGCGTTGGAAATTTAATTTTTGGGGTTATTTCCCAGTTAAAGGAAAGTCTGGTATTTTTAGCGGATATGAACCAAGGTTTTACTAATATGAGTCTTGAAATGACAGATGTAAACTTAAATTTTAATGAGATTACCCAATCTGCAAATAATTATGCTATAGCAATGGGAACAACTACAACCGCAGTAATGAGAGGTTTAGAGGTATTTTCAACCTATAATAGTACCCTTGAAGAGTCCATCAAAAAGACACAAGCAGCCGCAATTATGTCGAATATCACAGGGCAATCTATGACAGATAGTGCTGATCAATTAATGGGTACTCTTTCACAATATAGATTAGGAGCAGAGGATGCGTTAGGTATTGTAGATACAATAGCGTCTGTTGCTAGAAACTTACAAGTTGACTTTCCCAAGGCCGTTTCTGAAATTTCCAACGGGATGCGTACTGTTGGAGCAGTAAGTGCGGAAGCTGGAGTTTCTGTGCAAGAATTGTCTGGAATGCTCGGAACTCTTGTCGAAACTACTCGAAGATCGGGAAGTCAGGTCGCAAATGGTCTAAAAATGATATTTTCTAGGCTTGGAAATGTAGGGGAAGATACCAACCCAGAAGAATTTAAAAGTATAGAAAAGTCATTATATAATATTGGCATAACAATGAAAGATTCTGCTACCTCTATCAAGCCAGCATCTGTTTTGCTTCAAGAAATCGCGTCTCGTTGGTCGACATT